TCCAGCCCATTGTTTCACCCTGAGTAGACTTTGCCCCGGGGGCGAAAGCGTTGTCAAGTTGTATCTCTTCGCCGGTATTTGCGTCACGCAATATGACGCCCATAAACCTTCCCGCATCGTCAAAGACCGAAGACACATACTCCATATTCGAAAACGGAGTGCTTTTTGATTCTTCTTCCGAAACGACTTGTTGACTTTCTGGAGAAGAAAGTAACTTACCGCTAAAAGACTTTGGAGCTAATTGATATACTAGACCGCTTCTTGATTGGGTGATTGGGACTCTTCTGAGGACAACAATTCGTTTCTCTCCTGTTTTGGGGTCTGTGATTGTTGCTCCGTGGAATCTTTCTGCCGAGATTTTTTGCGGTAGCCCTGGTTTAGCAGCTCTGACAACACCTTTAACCTCGATTCCTTGTCCAGCTTGTTCAGTAATAGTAGTTGTTGCGAATTCATAGTTTAGTAAATTGTCAATTTGTGACTCAATTAAATCGGAAAGGTTTTGCCTTTCTGTTTCAGAAAGACTTTCGGACTCTAAGATACGGCTTTGTTCGTCAATCATCTGTTCGGCTACAGCCTCAATCTCAGCCATATCAATTTCTTCGGCATTGGTCATTCGTTGTGCTAAGGGAGCAATGATGGGCTCAATCCTTTCAGAAACGGCGTTTAAGACATTTTGGTCTGATTCCGGTATCTGTAGCTCAATAGTCGGAAAGGCTTCTTCAGGAGCTTCTGTGACTGCTGGACGAGACATTTCTGCCTCGCTAAATATAGACGAGATTTCTTGATTTATTTTGTCTATCTTGGCAGTATTCCTTTCGCGTATTGCTTGAGGCGTATTCTTGTCCATCTTTGAATTGATTGACTCAATTTCAAGCATTTTATCGGCAATCTTCCTGGCAGAAACATCATCAATGTCTTCCGGTATTTGACTGTATATGTTGCCAATCAAGGAAAGCCTATCAACATTCTTTTTGTACTGAGAGTCTTTGAACTTATCCTTGTTTTGCTCAAACAGATCAAGAGTCACTTCAACCTTGTTATTTCTTGCCACATTATGGAACAAGTCTTCTTTAAGCCTTGATCCCGAATAAGCAAAGCCCACACCCCCCAATGGAGCCACGGCAACAAGCGTATTTACGGCTATACCAGCATAATCCTCAAGGCTCTTCTCTTCAAATTGGGGTTGTCCTTTTAATTCAGGGAACTGATTCGTGATGGATGCATTAATGGACTCTTGAGTGCCCTGATCCAATATCTCTTCCACTACCTCAACCCCCGACGTTAGCGAGAAAGCCTTTAAGCCTTGAATTCCGGCCTTTATGGCAAAATCAAAGCTTTTCCCTGAAGTCAATGACCTCATAGCTGCTTGAGAAAACGCTTTACTCATTCCGTTTTTGAAAAACCTGTTTATCGGAATGGCGTTCTCAATAAGGCCAGTCTTTGCGGCTCCAACCGCAGAAAGGATAGCCCTTGTCTGTGGGTCTATCTTTGCGCCAGCCTGCAACGCAGCCTGATCTATTTCCGCAGAATATTCATCATAAGTAAGTGCCGCTGTTCCAATTGCTCCAACCGCTAATTGACCAAGCCTACCGTAAGGTGTTGCAGCAGCAACAATAGACGGAATCATATTTAATCCTTGCTCAAATACAAAGCCCAAAGTGTTTGCAGACAACAACCCTCCTTCAACGAATTGACCGGTCTTTGGGTCATAGGGAGCCTTAAAAAGCGCAAGTCGTGGGTCCTTAGTTGCCAACAGGTTGTCCGTTAGGTATGACTTCATCTTATCCGCAATATCTGTTGCACCTAGTGCTCCGGCAAAATCGGAAAGTAAGTATCCGCCACCTCCAACAAGCCTTGAAGCAGCCAATATCGCTTTACCAAAGAAGTTAGTTTCATCCAGCTCTTTTGCCTGCTGTAGAACTCTTTCATTAATTTCCGCTAATCGCCCTTGCGCCTCTGGTATTCCATACTTTTTAACAGACTGCTCGTAGCCTGCATAACTTCTTTCAAAGTCGCCAAATTTTGCGTCAAAATCAGCCTGCAACTGATTAGCAAGTTCAGCGTATTGGTTGTACTCATCTTGAAGATCCATAGCGCCGTACCAATTGGCCTTGCTAATTGTGGAATTGATCTCGTCAATGGCGGCATTTCTTTCATTTGCAAACTCGGGGTTTGATAAAGAGGCTTTTATGTCATCAAAAGAAAGAGGAGCGTCCGGATAATTCTCATTATAGTCATCAGCAGCAAATGCTTCGCTAGCAAATAGCGAGTTTGCTAGTATATTCCCTTTTCCAAAATCGGACTCGGAGCCAACAGCTCCTTCTTTGGCTATATTTTTGTAGTAATCCTCAATTGATTTTAGATCCTTTTTCCCTGCCGTGAAATCAAGTATATTTCTTCCTTCTATTGTATTTGAGAACTTTGTTGGAAGTATTTCTACGCCTCTGCTCAAAACTGGTTCGCTGTCAACTTGAACAAACGGACTCTCTAAACTTGACTCATCAATTTCGGGTCTTGCTGGTTGAACCATTTCCCCTCCTTGAAAACCAAACTGCTGAGGAATAAACGGAACTTCAACTCCGCCTCTTTCTCGCTGAAAAGCGACCCTTGTCCTTGGCAATGGAGGAGCAGACTTTAAGTCCTCTATTAAATTTCCTGTCCTTTTTGTCGGAGGAGATTCTACATTAAACTCTATTAGGTCTGCTTTATCCGGGTTGTCATTAACCCAGTTTTGGGCTAGCGTTAAGTCATCCAAATTAGCGACATCATTTCCAAAATCCTGCCGTAATGCAGCAGCGAGTTCTTTGTATTTTATTTTTGGCACCTTATTTTGTTTTACTAGAATACCTCTTGATTAGTTCACCTACTGCAGTTCCTTTTTGGACTTGCCTTTTAGTAGGAGCCAAATTTGCTCCTTTGCCAAGAAGTAGTTGCCTAGCCCTATTCTCCTCAAGAACGACATATGCCTCTGTTTCTAAGACCTGGCCTGCAGCATCTCTTTGAGCGATTGTTGCCGACGCCTTATTCTCAACCCAACCAACGCCAACTGGAGCTCTGCCGACAACCTTCTTTCCAACAGCATCTTCTGGTGTTAAAATAGGCACTTTCTTCCCGTCCTTTAAATAATATGGGTAGGTTCTTACCTCGTTAATAGTTGGCTTGCCGATTAATATTTCGCCATTTACCCCAACAACAGGATTCACTAGCCCTTCCATTTGAGTAGGGGCTGATAACATTGCGTCTCCAGTAGGGATCGTTAGAGGAGCTGTTGTTCCGGTTGGTTGATTAGTGTTAAGAATTATTCTTTCACCGCTTAATACGCCTTCATAGAATTCAATAAGCGGAGAAATGTATTGTAAGGCATCCGGGTCGTCTATGTATTTTTGGGACACCTTTTTTGCCTTTTCTAACTGAGTCCTAGTGACTGTCTTTAATTCGTTCAAGCCGGCCGTATCTCCTCGATTAATTCCTTGATTTGATTGAGACAAAATATAATCTCTTGTTTTTTCAAAGATATCTCCGCCCAAATCTGCCCGGATGTTTGCCTCAAGTTTTTTACGCTTACGATCTTCCTGTTGTTCTTTTAAACCACCAATTTGCATATTGTAAAGATCCTCCTGCATTTTTTGGTCCTGAATCCTTCTTTGTTCAGCCTGTTGATTTTGCGCATAGACCTTTTGGGCGGCACCCGATTGAATGTCCCTAGCCTTTTGCTGAAGCGATTGCGTCATCTTTCGAAACTCTTGGTTTAACGCAAAACTTTCAGGCGACGTCATGTCAACTTTACTTGGGTCAATACCAAGTTGGGCCGCCTTGTTGACAAATTGGTTCAATTCATCAATGCCTGCGTAAAACTGCTGTCTTACGGCATCTTCGGCCGTTGCCATCACATTGGGGTCTAGACCAAATTGCGACTCGGAAACCATATCCATGGGTTGCTGCATGGCGCCACGAGAAAGTGGGTTTGCCGTAGCAGCATTGACGCCCTGGTTCATTCTAAACACAGGCACTTGAAATCCAAACCCAGCGGTTTGCCGAGAGTTATTTGGGGTTAATTCAACAGGCATAATTGCTTTTCTTTCTTTACCTTTTATCTCTTCATTTTATATTATATGCTCCATAAAGCATTCTATTTCTTTCTCTATTTCTTTTTCTTAGCGCCTCAAAAACATCAGGAAACATGTATTGATCGGAAGAGTAAGGGCTGTAACGACGGACTGGGCTTTCGGGAAGTGATGGCATAAATTCTTCACTTGAAGATTTGCCTCTAGAGTATCGGTTTTGCCGTAAATTCGCGAACGGTCCGAGCCTTCGGGCTACCATCACGTCAGCCGATGGGTCTCTGGCCTCGTTTATAAAGTCTGGGAAAGTAAAATTGTTGAACATGTTGGTGCTCAATGGAATCATATTCGCGTTCAATGCAGCCCTTCTAGCCATAGGGGACAACGACGCCTCGTTTGCAATTTGACGCGCCATTAAAGATGTTGCAGGGATGACGCCTGGAAGCCTTTCCGGAAGAGCTTGTGTTTCAACAGGCGGAATAGCAACTGGTGACATCTCCGTCATCATTATAGGCGCTTGAGCGCTAATTGCAGGAGCAATTGCAGGAGCAACCGGTGCAGGAATAACGTTTGGAGCTACTTGTCTGGCTTGCGGCAGGGTCATCCTAAGCTCAGGGGTTTCAAACCCAAGACCGTCTGATACTTTTGCCTCCCTATACCTATAGTCGGGGAAAAGATTTCCGCGCAAAGATTCATCAATGACTTTTTGTAAGTCAATCGGAATCCCGCTGACACCCGGTCTTTGACTTCTCCTGTATTTTGATATGAGTGAATTTATCAAGCTTGGGGTATATTTGTAAGAAGACTCATCGAGGTTTAATGCCGACTCTCTAGCCGCCTGGGCCTCTTCAGCCATCGCAACTGCGTCGCTTTTTTCTTTCTCCGACATTTTCTTCCATGACTTATAATTGTTAATTGAAGTCATGTAATTCGGAATATCTCCGAGTATTGCGCCAAGTGATGCCCCAATATTAGAGCGCTGTTGACTGACGTCTCCTTGCAATCCGGCTCTTTGATTCACGAAATCTTCCATAGCGAGTTGATAGACCCTCAAATTTTGATCTCTTTCTTGGGCTAACTCTTGATTACGCATATTGACCAACTGATCTAGTTCGGCTCTGTTCTTTTGCTGCATAATCGCGTCATTAAGGAGACCTTTGCGTTGTTGATCTGCAATGTTTGAACTGACGCCCTGCATATAGGCCAATCCGGCACCACCACCCAAGTTCGCGGCAATCTGTCTGCCACGTTCAAACTGCCTTCCTGCTTGCTCATCGGCCATCCTTTGGTAACCCATTCTTGGCTGGTCAACCAATTGTTGTTGTTGAGCTATTCTTTGCGACAAAATTGGATTTGCCCTAAATTGAGGCAAAGTGGGGGCTTGCAACGAATTGAGTTGCTCTTGGGCTCTCCTGCGAGCCCTATTGGACACCAATGCCGAAAGAATATTTCCTGCTATCGGAGCCCCAACCGAAAACAATGGATTTACACCCATTTTTGACTTTGAGTTTTGTGCTAATAATTGATCAATGTAGCTCATCTTTATACAAATTTAAGGTATTCAGCCCTATTAGGCATAACATTTTTCCGCATATTTTGGATTTCGTTAAGGTAAGCATCTTGCCTTACTTGCGCCATAGCGTCAGAAATAGCCTTATTTCTATCGGCCATTTCGCTAGCGTACATCGCGTCGTAACTCTCTTCGGCATTCTGTTCGGCTTCCCTTGCAGCTCCACCTCCGAACAGCCCTGACGCCGCTCCACCAAAAGCCCCCCCAATGCTAGCTCCAAGGGTAGCTCCAAGTTTAGCCCCAGCCGCTGTTCCTGCACCAGGAGCTAACAAAGACCCAGCAATAGCTCCCAATCCGGTGCCAATAGCCGTGGTCCATGGAGATGCCTTGGCTCGTTGTTCTTCTTTGGCTCTGTCTCCCATCTCTCGGACATAGTCTGTCCGGCTGGGCATCATAACAGGGTTGTATAAACTTGGATCCATTATCTGAAGACCTTTCTGAATTGATTAACTGCTGACCGAAGGTTTATTGCACTAGTAGTATTGTTGAAGAACAGCTTTATGGCGTGGTAAGACCCGACAAGCCTCTTTCCAGATGTTCCGCGAATGATGTTCGCCGTAGCCATACCAAGACGACTCACAATGCCACTTGCTTGGTTGCCCGTAGTGTCGGACGCCAATGTTGACGTGTCGTTGTAAGCCGTGACATTGTATTGACTGAAAAGAGACTGACTATTAATACCAACAATGTCTAGCACTTTTGGTTCATTGATGTCTTTGTTGAAGACATACTCAATCTCCGCATTAACCACTCCTATGTGGTTTCCAGTAAGAAGGTCTAAGTAATCGTTCCCTCCTTTCCATTGATTAATATGCAAGTCAAGCGCATTATGGGCCTGGTTACCGCTATGTGATTGGATCATATAGGTGCTACCATTTAGGTCAAAGATGTACAGCGGCCTGTTGCCGTACTTACCTCCGTGGCCATTGCCTTGTACGTCCCAATCCAAATTGGAAACAAAAGCGTCAAGCTTGGCATTGTAAGTCATCCATACATTGACATCTTGGTTGTCGTACGGATTATCGTTGTTTCTCAAAAACCCAATAATGTACAAGTTCTTGTCAACGCGGTCGTAAGACAGGGTTATAGAATTCTCGAGCCATGGAACATTCGTCTTTGAAAACTTAGTTCTAAACTCTTCTTCCATCCTGGCAAGCGAAACAATCTTGGCTCCATCGGAGATGTTGACCAGGGCGCCTCTTTTCGTGTCTAATACATAAACGCCATTCTCTGTCGGAATCATACAACGAATAAGTTCTACCCCATAATTTGATGTTATTGTTTTTGGTGGAGAATTTTCGCTAATGTAAGTTCCGCCCTGCACGGTTAACACCTCATTGTCTTGAAGTGTCGTTAGCGACTTATTCACATACAAAAGAGATATAGCGTCGTCCTGACCAATGATGGGCTCTCCGTCGTTAAGGAGAGCAATCTTGGTGACTTTGCCATAGCGCTCGTCCATGTCAAAATAATTCGGAGCCCTAAATCTTGAAAATCCATCAACCCCCAAATCAGCCGATCGAGCATCCGAATAAATAAGCCTTGCAGGGTAGTTGTTAGAGATTTGAACAAGCCTGTTTTCCGAGAAGAACGATTTAGGCAAGTTCTCAATGGAATACCCAAAATTGTAGTTGTAGAACGCGTCGGCTTGGTAATGACCAACAGTTCCAGCCGTAGCGCCGGTTAGGTTGTAGTAGGGGAAGCGATCTCTGTCTGAATTGTAAAAAGCATTGGCCTCTCCTTCCGTGTACATTTCAATGTATTCGGGACTTGTTTTTGTTCCAGTCTTAAATACTTTTGTGCTCGTTGAATTGCAGTTGCCTTGAACATCGGCAAAAAGTCCGTATGTTCCACTTGATGTTGGTACATAATACGAAGGCACATTGTACTCATCGTTAACCTTATAACGATACTTTGATATAAAGCAGTCGCCTCCCCACACCTCAAGAACAACCCTTTGACTGGTTCCAGTAATCGCCGAATATGCTCCCGTGTGGAAATATTCTTGTATTCGGTTTGGGTCGCCATACCTTGAATCCTGCTTACCTTCTCTTATGTTGGCAACATACAGCGCCTGCTGAATGTCCGTTGAAGGGCTTGAGTATTGGTTAAAAGGTGTATCTCCGCCAACATAAGAAAACTCTACGCCACAATCAACATTTTCTACTGGAGCCGCGGCTTTACCGGAAACAATTGTTGGATAGGATGGTATTGCATTGACGTTGAATCCAGGAAGTTGAGACCCAAGCCAAGTTACATTCATTAATGGATTTCCATAGATAAGTCCATTTCTGAGTTGCCTTGTTCCGCCTGTTGGGTTGTACGTGTTTAAGTACTGAGAAAAAGCAACGCTCGCAAAAGTATTAACTCTTCCGGTATTCGCCGTGTCTCTTGGAATATACCCAAATTGTCCCGCGCTCAATGGACAGTAATTGGCCGTAATTAGATATAGCGGGTCGTCAAGGAATTGATTCATTGAAATAGCCAAAGATCTTTGCGCCTCAATATTAGAATTCCAAAGGGAGGTATTTGTAGAGGACATGTCAATAGACGGGTTTCTTTGCTGACTTGTCAAATCAGTTCCGGCTAATAGATAATTGACGACGCTTCTTGCCGCAGTAATTGTTGACCCAGGAGAAGAAGCCCGTTCTGATGACCTCAAAAGTATTTTTGATTGCCCCTTTGTTATTGGTATAATCAGCTCTGTTGTTGACAAAGAGCTTAGGTTCATCATTGTTCTTGTGTAATACGCAAAAGGCAATCCCGTACTTGCAAGGCTTCCGGTTACATCCGCGTATTTTTGCTGACCAATGTATGATGCAGTCTGTATCCCATTTACTTGAAGAAACGACTCTTGTATTTTTCTGTTGTACGTATCAACATAGGTGCCTCCTGTTCCAGCTGAACTTTGCGTACGCATATTGATATAATTGTTCGGGTACCAATGCAATCTGTGGTCCAAACAAGAATAAACCCTTGCCTCAACGTATCCGGTTGGATACGATATAGACATTCCTCCAGATGTAACGGTTGACGTAGTTGTCGTTGGAGTTAGGGACGACAATGTAAATCCACAAACATCAACAATGTCTAAATTCAATGATATTAGCTCTGGAGTTGGTATCAATGGTGTCCCCTCGGAGTTGTAGACGTAGTCAACTGATGGGGCAAAACACTTCTTCCACATCATTCTGTTCTCAGGAATGCTATTTATACTCTTGTACGCAGGAAGTTGGTATGATGGACCTCCAAACACAGACAAGAACTCCATGCTTCTTGCCGCGCCCATTTTTAAAGACTTTGGTCCTAAATAGTCAAGGTCTCCAATTCCATTGGTTACGGTGTAGTCGTTTGAAGTACCATTGGGATCTCTGCCGGGCGTTGTTACTCCGACATACATTGATGCCGGAACAATGGGAGTTTGATAAACAATATCTCTATCTCGATCCATCCTAACAATAGCCATACCTTTCGCCCACGATGGATGTCCTGAAACGTCAATTCCAAGCCCCAATGCTTGAGGCAAGCTGACTCCATCAACGACAGATGCCAACAAAGAATAATTTCCAAATTCGTTTGTCCCAAAGGTCCCGGTTGTTGATGTAGCGATTGTTCCAAGATGTTCTCTCTTTGGGAATTTCCAAGAGAATGGGTCCGAGGAATGGTTGTATGCATTTCCTTTTAATGGCAAAACGCTCGCTGTCCCCGATGTTGAAGGAAAATTTGGGTATGGAGCCAAAATGCTTGCCGGACAAAGAATGGTAAGTCTAGTTGTTGATACAGAAACAACGTCTGATTCAAAGCTAAGCGTCGTTCCACTTATCGTCATAGTGCACGACACCGACCCTCCTTGAGCGTATCCAGTGGCTCCAGTCGGCCAGTTTGTCAGCCTATCTATTTCTATTGTGTTTTTATTGTAGTCTACCCCTCCAGTGGTGATTGTTCCAGTTGTCGCGGTTGTAGTTTTAGGTATGCTCTTCGTGAATGAAGAAAAATCAATAGGCTTGACAGGAGACCAGTTTCCGTATTCATCGTGGTATGTTATCCCAAATCGGTAAACTTCATCCCTAAAATAACCTCGGTACTTATTGGTATTAATGGGGTCCTCGTAATCAATCATCCTCCTAATCGTCCTTGCCTCTATAATTTGAGGGTTACCGTCTGGTATTCGTCTATCAAAGTATTTTATGTTGCCAGCCAAAAGCCGATTGTCTTTCTCAACAATTGTCTTAACGGTTTCTACTGGAGCATCGGGAGCCGTAATTTCGTCAATATCTAATTCATATTCCGACTCGGTCCCCTTGTAGGTGCCAGTGACTGTTCCGGTACTACCTGTAACCGAATTGTTTATTTCACTCACATACCCAACCAACTGCCTAATGTATGTGCCATCGTTGTTTTTGACGACAGCTATTTCTATTTTGTCGTAATTGGAAGCCGATTCTCCAACCCCTATCGGTATGGAAAAATTAATTGACCTGGGTGTCTGTTGACCAACTGCTCCGCCATAGTAATTGACGGTAGTTCCACTTGTGTAAGCAAGAGGTATGGCAGGAACCGGATTGGTAAACGTTGACCACTTCGTTGTTTCAAGCGTCGTTGTTTTCTTTAATCTGTAAGCAAATTGGTATGTTCCGGCAAGCAAGGCGCCATTGTTGCCAATAGATGTTATTGACAAACTCATAGCCGTGCTCGCCTTTGATATAAGGTTTAAAAAAGAAGCAGATGTATATGGCCACAATGAATTGTCCATATCAATCTTTCGGATCGTATTGGTAAAATCCGTAAAGTAAACCGACTTGTTTTCCCTATCTTCAGTAAAGAAAGAGTCAATACTTCCTGTTGGAGAAAAGTTCAATCCAGAGTCCGAGCATATTTCGTAAACACTTACATCAGCGTATGTTGAATCTTGAGCAAAAAAGTGAATCCAATTTCTTACGTTTGACCCTCCGTTTTCGTCAACATACGAATAAACAACAAACCCATCTCTTGCAACTCCGCCGATTTCTGCTTTAGCAACAGTATATCCTAGAATGTTAATATTATTGATTGAGAATCCTAATGCAATATCTTGAGTTCTTAAAAGCCCTGAAGACCTAATCTGGTTGATGATCATCTGCTCACCGGCACCCGTGAGCTCCATATTAAGCGCATTACGGTAAGTCCCCTCCGGCTGATAGGCCGGAGAGAAGTCTTTGTTGATCCCTTTAAAAAAGGCTTGTCCTTCCTTTTTAATCTCCATTAATTAGGCGTTTTGGGGGTGCGCATCAATCTCTTTTGGTTTGGCAGCATCGTGAGCCAAGTAGCAATAGCTGCTTCAATCTCAGGCTTCTGAGGCTGATTGCGCTTAGACATAGCGTCTGCCTTCAGGGTTACCCATTGTTGGTACAAAGTCTGAATCTCGCTCATTGGAATCTCGTTCCGCTTGCGGTAACGCTCCCTCTTCACGAACATGTATTCAATGTAAGCCACAATAGCCCTCAAGTAATACTCCGGAATCAACGGAACGCCGCTAGAGTCTACCGGCATGCCGTAGTACCGGATAATCACCTGGTCGTAGGAGTTGCCGCGAATCGTCGTGCTAAACACAAGGTCCGAGCCTTGCTTACTCACCACATAGTCTTTGTCGTAGGTTGTTTGGTCGTCATCTGGCACCGAAGACCAATAGTTGGAGTCAAACATGGGGTAAGCCACATTCCCTGCCGTGCTGTTCTTGACGGCAATAGAGTCGATGTAAACGCAGCCCGTTGGTATAGAAAAGGTATTGCCCGTCGTGATGGTCCCGGTCGATGTGGTAAGGCTGATGGTCGTCAAACCGATATCCCTCAGACCCTGGAAGGCCCATTCGTAGAAGATGACCCTGTAGCGGTCATTCTCCATGCCCAAGGCAATCATCGCGTTGCTGATGACCTGATCGATTGTTACGGTATTAATCATTGCTCTTTGGCTTGTTCTAGGTTAGTGCCATCATAAAGTTCCTTTTCCCTTATGGATATACCGGCAAGTTGAAGAGACCGGAATAACAGTTCGTTGTGGAACATAGCGTCAATCTCTGGATTAACAACAGGCGATATGCTTATAGCCCTTGGGAACACGACTACCTCAACCAAGTAAGAGCTGCCCGATACTGGTGCCGCTGGGAAGAACTCAATCTTTCCTTGGCTTGTCGTGCCGGTTGTCCCGGTAGCAAAAGACGATATCGTGTAAATCGCAGACCTACCCGTGTTGTTTGTGAAAGAGTTAAAAGTCCTAAGATTTCCATATACCCTTGATGCAGCATTGATGGTCCTAACTCTTTTGGCACTGTTATAGTTCGTTGTAGACCCGGTTGCGTCTTGTACGAGGAAGTCAATGACCTTGTAAAGCGATGTAGATCCACTTCCTAGAGAAGTGTTTATTACAGAAAACGATATTTCCCTAGTTCCTGCACCAACGCCCGCGACTGTGACGGTCCTTACCAAAGTGCCGATGCCTTGTTGAAAAGCATCCTCCCGGCTGAAGTCAAAAATGTCGACATCTTTTCGGTCTTGCTTTTTGGTCGGGAAGATAATCTCGTCAATAATGCTCAATTGAGCCGTATTGAAGAAATCGGCTTTTTCTGTCGCAGTAAAGTAGGGAGAACCCACCTTATCGCAAATCAAATCAAACCTTGCGCTTAGTTCTGTTGTAGTCATTTTATACCTCTATCTTTCATTTAACAAACAATCCAACACACGGGTTCAAAAGAAAAGGGAGCCGAAGCTCCCTTAACAAACCAACTGAAAGTCTTTTACTTGTCAGTCCATTCTAGGTCGTCGTTTTCTCCAACAGTCAGCACTTGGCCGGTTGTGCCTACAGCTAAGTTCTTCCAAGAAGACCCGTCCCAATACTTAATGTCGCCCTTGGCATCTCCATTGCTGAACCCAGGACCCGCGGGCCCTGTTGCGCCTTGCGCACCTTGTGGCCCCGCCTCGCCAGGAGGCCCAGGTTCTCCAGGGAATCCCTGTAGCCCTTGTGCCCCTGCTGGTCCTTGCGGTCCTTGTGGGCCTGTTGGACCTTGTGAGCCATTAGAGCCTGGGTCTCCCTTTGGACCTGCCTCTCCAGCTGGGCCTCGTTCCCCAGGAACCCCTGGAGCGCCAGGAGGCCCAGGATTACCCTGAGCGCCTTGTGTTCCCGGTTGACCTGTTTCACCAGTTGGTCCAACATCGCCAACCAATGCCAGTAATTCCCAATCACTTGATTCTATGCTCGGAGTCTGAGTTGTTTGTGCTACAACGCATATCCAGCTGCTTCCTCCATAACTGACGGTGTCGTTTCGAAAATAGACAGTTGATGGGGCATAAGGTCCTTGCCATGCTACCCCAATAGGCCCTCGTGGACCCGTCGGTCCCGTTGGTCCTTGTGGTCCTTGTGGTCCCGTACTTCCAGATGCTCCGGCTGGACCCGCAGGTCCAGTAGCACCATTGCTGCCAACAACCCTGCCGGCATTGACCAATCGGCCGCTGACAAATCGCAGAATCAAATCGTTTTGCTCAATGTAGGCCGTCTCTATTTCATCAAGCTGCACTTGCGGAACAGGAACTTGTGACGCCTGAGTAGCCAAAAACGTAGCCACCCTATCGGACGAAGATCCGATATTCGCCGCTATTTCAACAGGACTAGCATCTGGGTACCTTTTTCGGTACCTCAAGATGCGTAGCTCTGTATCTGTAAATGTTGATGGCATTACTTGTGCTCCTTATTGGGGCTTCCTGTTCCTGGCGTACTTGTTGATATCGGCCATAGTAATCTCTGGCTCTTCCTGCGCAGGCTCCGGGGCAACGCTTGGAGCAGGCTTATCAGCCTTCGCCTCCCTGTCGGATTCCAAGAATCCAAGACGGCTCTCAATCATCTCAAGGACTTCCTTCTCGTTTACAATTTTCCCAATGGTTGAGTCTTCGTCAACGCCCAAGGTGTAGCTACCAAAGCGATATACGCCATCGTTTGTTGTGATAACTCCTCGCCCAATGGCGGTTCGGACCAAGTGACGCATTCGGGCCTCACGATTAGGAATTGCGTAAATCTTTAGGAACTGTTTTGGATTGCGCTCTGCGTAAGTCAAAACGTTTTCAAATGCGATGATTTCATCTTCCTCATCGTAGAACATTCCACATAGCGATGCGACCTCAAGAAGCCTTCTTCCTTTCAGTTCAGAGGCCAATGTGATTGCCTTTGCATTTAGGAGTTTGTCCTCAATACGTAACTTTGACTCAACTTCTGGCTGTAGCCTTTTGAATAAAGCGTTTCCATTAAACCATGGAGATTCCGGGTTGTTTGGATGATTTGTCAAAAAATCAAGCAACTCTTTGTTTAACTTATGCACGACCATAGGCTCACCTACATTAAAGTGAAACCGCTTATAACGAGTCCGGCCATCAGGTAAAATCGTTTCCGTTAGTCTATGGACTACACCATCCAAGGTCTTGTATTCCGAAAAATGGAAAGTGCTCCCATTGCCGGACTGCAAAAGAAAGAACTCAAAGTCGCTTTGTTTAACTGGCATTTTTTAAAAATTTATGACACTATAACACATAAAATTTCGTTCAGTTCCAAAACAAAAGCCCCCGCCTTGTGGGCGAGGGCTTCGTTTCCTCAGTTAAGAGGGATTACGCTGCGTACAACAAGCCGTGGTTGTTGGCTGCGCGCAATTCAACACCGATGGAAGAGTAGAAGTCTACTGTGAATCCATCTTTACCATTAGAACGAGCGGCTCCGGAACCGGCCTCTGGGGTAGTGATACCCTCTTGGACGGTGCGACGGAACTCAAGGCTCTGACCCAACAGGTCTTGCTTGTAGCGCAAGTTGATGAGTGGGTTGCCACGATCGTCGGTACCCATGTTCAAGAACAGCATGGCTTTGTCCCAGTTGACGCCTGAAGTGGCAGGAGCAGGGAACAGGGCCTCGTTGGCGAATGGGTAGTACAGAACGAAGTTCAAGATTTTGTCCATAAACTTGTACTTGGTGATGTTCAAGCCGGTCATAAGACCATCGCCAGAGAACACACCGAAGCTGATGCCACCGTTCAAGGTGTAGTCGCGGAGTGCGAACTGAGCGTCAGCATAGGCAGAGCTACCGCAAAGTACAGTAAACTCGCTTCCGTTACTGTTCAAGCACATCAAGCGAACTTGCTCGGCCAAGTCTGTTTCCGCAATAGCAGAAGAATAGGTTCCAACAACACCATCTGTCAGAACTCGTGGCAAGATACCATTACCGCCAAGGCGGCCAGACATTACGTTACCAGTTGTAGCTGATCCGTTTGACTTTGCGGCCAAGATGTACATCTCGCGGTCCATAGCCATCTCCTGCATGGTTTCCATCTCATTGATGTAGTAGTAAGACCACTCGCTGTCAGACTTCTTCACCCACTTGAGGTTAGAGCCCTGAGTTGTGGAACAAACCACAGAACGACGCATGATACCGAGGTACTCGCTGACCTGGTTTTCCTGCCATACACGACCGGATGGGCTATCAGAATATTCAGCCTGCAAGTTGTATAAGTGAGCAAACTTGATTCCGGCAGTTGCGATACTTACACCAAAGTTGGTGCCCAAGGCTTGAAGCTGTAATGTACCAGAAGCCCCATTACCTCCACCACCACTAGTGATACCGGTAACAATCGCATAAGCATTGTTCTCAAAGCGAATTACATCTCCGGTCAAGAACGAAGCTTGGGTACCGGCTGCGTATGTGACTGTTCCAGTTGTGTCTCCAGAAGCACCAGTAGCGGCAGATGCAGCAACCGATTGACGGAATTTGCCTTTTTCAAACCAGTTGAAAACATCGTTACCGACAACGGGGTTCTTGCGCCCGATACGGCTCAAGAGGGTTGTAATGGTGTACTGAGGGAAGCGATACGTGATATAGTCGCTGAAATCGGGTTTTTGGATTCCACCAAAAACGTAGGTGCTATCCACATTACCAGTTCTGATGGTATTTGGGGTAGCATTGTTTGGATTGATTGTATTAATGTAAGCCATTTTTTTGTTTATTTAAGTTTAGAACAAAGGTTTTTCACCCTTTCTCAACCTTTCAACTTCGGATTCAACAGTAGACAAAGCCTTTCGTGGAGTAGCCTCGGCGATATTTGTTGCCTTCGGTCTCTCTACGTTGGACAGGTTTTGAATCACAGCGGCTTTTCCTGAATTCTTGGCGCTACGAGTAGCGTACTCAAGTACCTTGTCGAACATTTCCAATTTGTAGGCGCTTTGCACCATCTTTTGGAAATCCGGTTCTCCATTAGGCTTCAGGAAGTGCTTGATCTGGAACTCAGTTGCCTTAGCCTTATCGTTGTAAGTGGTGAGCATCTTTTGAATGCTTGCCCGGTCTTGGTCTTTGACCTTGACCCTGTCCACCTTTTCGATGCTATTGATTGCCTTGCGAAGGTTATCATCGTAAACACGCTGATGCTCTTGCGCTTGTAAAGCAACCTGTTGCTTCTGAACTTCCTGCTGCAACTTCAAGTCCTTTCGTATCCTCTTCGCATTAAGGCGAATTTGGGTCTCGTCAAGGGAGGCAATGTACTCATCAAGTTCCTCCTTTGTATCAAAGTCGGATTTAAGCTCATACGACAAAAGGTCCACATCTGGAACTGAGTCGTAATCAAGAGTAGACAAGCCTAAATAACTCAGCCAGTCGCCTCCCTGCTTCATGATCTCATTCGCCTCTCGGATCATGTCACTGGCGAATACGGTCTTGGTGGATTCTTTCGTTTCCTCCAACTCCTGTTTTAGGCTCTTGAACTTTTCTACAAAATCTTGGGAGGTGTTAACTCCCTCAAGTCCAAGGTCCGCAAACTCGTTTTTGTACTTTGTTACGAAATCATCCGCAGCAGGTACTTCAACGCCTTCGTCCAAATCAATGTCGAAATTGAGGTCCGTGTTAGGGTTCTCATCTGCATTAACATTTTCTGCACCCGTTTCGTTTGCAGTATCATCAACATCTGCCTCTTCCTCCAAGTCTTGGGCAGTTTCTGCCGGAGCTTCGGGAGTTTGTGCCACAGGCTGTGGAGGCGCCTCTGGCTGACCATTAAGGGCGTTTAGTGCCGCTTGTTCGTTCTCATCGCCTATGGGCGAATGAGATTCCGCCTCGCCCGTCAGTTTCTGAAGGGCTAGCAAATCTAAATCTTCTGACATGTTTATTGGGTTTTTTGTTCTTTTAATGCCTCAATGATGAGGTTGAAGTTCTGTTCTTGCTCTTTTTTGAGCATATCAAGTTGAGTTTGTTGCTCCATCGTGCGATTCTTTAACTCCTCCCTTAACATTTGGAGTTGTCCTTTGTTCTCGGAACGAGCCTTGTCAACTTGAATTTGTTTCTCAGTATCTCCAATGATTTGCTGTTGAGCCATCTGTTGTTGCATCATCATTTGCTGTTCTTGCGATTGTTCCGCTTGAGATGCTTTTCGGTCTTGGAGTGCAAGGAACTTCTTGACGCCCTCTTTGGTGTCTGGATTGAATAAAAGAACCATAGCCTCGGAAATACTTAGGCTGTTAGCCTGTACGGCGGAACTAACAAGTTGCTCAAACTTCGGCCTATTGTTCATAATATCATCGGAGTTAACCTTGATAAAAATACCATAATCCTGAAGAGGTACATCTTCATCAATCTCCATAAGGTCAATGCCGATTTGCGAGACAATTGGCTCATATTGTTCTTTTAAGAATGGGAAAATCGTCTTGATGTAGTTGGCATACTTCTGCAACAGCTCGTTCTCAAAAATTTCAAACGCTTTGTTCAACGGCTGAGTAATAAGACTGCTTTGCATGACCGCCATCTGATTCACTCCAACAAGAGAATCCCCTTTTTGAAAGCCTTGGCGAGCGTCGTTGATTCCAGAAATCTTGTCGATTTCCATGTCGATGTACGACGCCAAGTTGAGGTATAGGTTAATTGAATTGGAGATACCCGTGTCAATGCTCGGGAATGGGTTACCATTGGGCGGTACCGCCTCCTGTCCGCTACTCGTAAACGCAATACCGGAGGTCTTCAGGTAGTACATCACGTCCTGCAACTGCAGGTTGTCCGGCTTGTAGCGAAGGTCGTAGACAAAACCCTTACGGCCTGCCGTTGACATCTCCTGCTGCACGGTGTACATGATCAGGTCCTTGAACTCCTGCAGAGCAGACATCTCCTCAACCTTGGACACGGTCCTAAAGTTGGTGTACTGCGGGGAGATAATCGTGTAACTGTACTCGGCTTTCACCGGATTGTCGACGCTATCCCTAACGATGTTATTCATCTCGCCCCATTCCTTCACAATGCTAGACCCCACAAGGGTCGCCTTGCGAATTGTCTCAACATTCCTTGTTTCAATGCGTCCTCCATTCTCCTTCTCCTTTTCCGTCAACTTTGGTTTTTCGTCTTTCCCGAGGATCTTGACATGCTCACCGCCATATTGGTCCACGGTTACCTTGGCGCGTACCTGGCGAATGTCCCTCCACTCCGCGTAAAACACCAAGCACATAAACTGATTGTTCACGGTGATGTAAGGCAACAAGAAGTTCGTTCCGTTCTGCGAATAACCGCCCCATAGCCAAGAACCTTGGTCGTACCTTATCGTATTCAACTCCTCAAGCGTCAAGCCATAGGTGTCGCAGACCTCTGTTACCGGAGCATAGCGCCACTCGCCAATAAAAGCCGAGGTGCTAAAGCTGTCATCAAAAACATAGGGATCCACAATGACATAGCGCGGGTCTACACGACGGATGTGTGGCTTTCCGTACTTGAGCTCGTGCTTACCAATAGCCCGGCCGGTTATCAGGATGTCCCTCCAAAAGGCAAGCCTGGTCTGCACGTATTTATCCCTCTCAATCTCATAGCGCAAAATGGAGTCCATCGTACGCTCAATGGGCTCCTTGTAGGAAGAGCGCATGTAGAGGTCCAATTCTTCTTCAGAGTACGGAATAAAATCCGGCTCTTTCATCTCGATAAGTTCACCTGTCGGATCAATCTTTGGAATGACAGACATCATAATCTTTTGTGCTACAATGGAAGATTTCTTCTTCATCTTCCTAGATACAGCATCACGATTTAGTGTCTTACACGATACGTCTAGCTTTTGAATAGCCACCTCTCCTTCAAGTAGGTTGACCTTGTTGCGAATCTTGTTGAAGTTAATCCACAATGCCGGAAGGCTTCGCCCATTGTAATCCTTCTGCAGGAAGTCAAACTTCTTGGAAAGGTCGTAGTCTCCATTGTAGAAGTTCATGGACCGGTCCATGGCTGTGTAAAGGTTGGGAATGTAACCGTTCGCCACCGTCTGCCCAAGAATAGCCAAGATGGCTTGCTTGTGATAATCCTCCCCCTTCTGCGAGTCTTGGACCCACATATTGGGGAAAGTTGTTTGTATTGCGGTAGCGCTCATTTACGTTGTAGTTTTCCCTCCTTACTGAAAACATAGTCAAATCCCTTGAATAGGTCATTGCTTGTCTCTTTTCTTAACAAACGACTTTTGGCTACCGTTCGTAAATTAATCAAGGTAAGGCCCCAAGCATCTACTCGGTCATATTTTCTTTTTTTGTTTTCTGGGTTGTAATTGGCCAAATCCGACAGCAAATCAGAGTAATGGTAGTGCTCAATGTTGGACGTCAGGTCATCATCAATAACGCCAATCATCTGATCCTTAACCATTTCGTCCATATAGACCCCGTATTCTATGACATTCCCCGGTCTGGCTAATTTGCCAATCTTCGGAGGCTTTTTCGCCAGAAACTTCGTCAAGTCCCTATCCTGGAAGTAGGATATCATTCGGGCTCTGTTTCTTTCAATCAACACCGTGCAGGTGTTCTTCTTGCTGTAGTACTCCACCGCTAGGGCGCATTGCTCGTAAGCCTCGTTCATGTCCTTGGGCTTGGCTGTGTACTGCAACACGGCACCACCGCTGTGCGTCTCCTCCTCCCCCAAGTGCAGTCCCTTCGCGATGAAGAACGACAGGTCCGAGCCAATGCCTTCTTTCTTGGCACCATCCGTCGGGTCACACCCGGCGGCATACTGAACGTCGTCAGAGGGTTCCTCCAACATGATGACGTCCCCGTCTTCCTTGGGAATGAATACCACCTTGTCGTTGGATTTACGGAATAAACCCCTCTTCATCTTGGGGGGATGGGTGTCCAAGTGCGCAATCCGGTTGTTAATCAACTCCACGTCAAAAGGCGAATCACCCACCTGGATGAACATCTCCTCAGCCTCCAAGGGGTACTGAACGATAAAGTCGTAATACCGCTTCATGGACTGCTTGCGCTTCTTCTCGCGCTCACTAAGGATATACTTCAACCCCTCAATGACGTTCTCGTTGCCTAGCTCGTTGTCAATCATAAAGCCGCTCCAGCCGGCAGCAAAGTAGCGGATAAGGCCATAGCCCTCCGCGTTGTACCAAAAGTCCTTGAAGTCATCGCCATTCTCTGCAGCATCTCCCGCCGTACCGGCCAGGATGGGAACGCCCTTCCGGGTGATACCGTCATCCGCTGCCAAAGCCGGCTCTGTATAGGACCAATTCTGCTTGAGCTGACCTGGGTCCCACTTACCGGGCTCCTCGTACACCACCATGCGCATACCGGATCCCTCAAACGACGTCGGCTCAGGCGAACGACCAAAAATCACCGAGTTAAGACCGACCTTCTTGATGTTGCCATCCTTGTCGCGAATCTTCTTGGCGAACTCTAGGCGCGATGCCGAGTTACCGGCCATAGATGTAGCGCGAAGGAAAGACGGCAGGTTGTTGTACCCGGTCTTCAGTACGTCGCTCATAAACTTCTTCATGTCCTCCTCGGACTTGGATGTGAAACCAATCTCCGAATAGGGATTGTGGATCGCCGTGCAGTACATCGCGTTGGCAAGGCTGTAGGACTTGCCCCAACGGCGCCGTCCACCAAGGATGACGCCACTACCGGTATTGTCCGGGTAGAGGCTTGACTCGCCGTACAGGCAAGACTCAATAAGGTTGAAGAACTCCGCGTTGCACCTTCGAAACTCCGGGGATATAAGACCGCCGTTCTTGGACTTCATCTTCCAGAAGTAGGTGTACATGTACGTCATTCCGCAGATGCCATCATGCCCAAACCTCGTCCTGCGTATCTGCTCATTCTCCCACTTGGACTGCTCGGTCCGGCTAGAAAACGAAGGAATGATCATCTTCTTGGGCTTGTAAGTGGACATCTGTATTTGTCCAATCTTGTCCAAGTAGTACCTGACCCTCTCGTTGACGTCAAAGGCGCTGTTGAAAAGGTAATCAACCAGGCTTTGCTTCATGCGTGAAAGCTGTCAATGGCGGACATCTCGTCCTCAGCCGAAGAATCCTTCTGCATGTCCATGTTCATCTCCGTATTGATCATAATCTCAATGGCCTTGCGTTGCTTGGTCAGGTCAATGAGCGATGCGGAAAGCTTCTTAATCTCGTCTGCCTCTAAGCCTTGGGCACCTTTGAGCCTTTTGCGTATCTCGGACAGGGCTGCCTCCAGGGCTTCTAGGGACTCTCTCTCCGAACCAATGCCCTGCATGTCGTGGTATGCTTCAATGTACTTACCGATTTTGTCCTTGCGGACTGAAGACACGTTGAGGAGTGCTTTTTGATAACGCTCCTCGGGAGATAGGTTCTTGTAGGGAGACTTCCAATCCGCGTACAGGGCTACGAACTTGAACTCGTCCGATGTTATGCCCTTGAACTCCGTGAGAATGGACAAATGAGGATTGTCGTCAAAGACATCCTCTTGACTTATTTTAAATAGCATGTATGTTTGGACTAACTAAATAGTTGCTCCAATTGGTGTCTAACCAAAGTAGATTACTCGGACCTGAGCCAAAACAGGACTTCCGGCGCTGGGGTAACCCATACTGGCATTAGCTGTTACAGCAGGGCTTATATTTGCAACTGAACCTGTCCAGAATGACATCACAATTGATCCTGTAGCCTCTGTTGTTCCATAATTTATTTTTGCAACTGATGCAACATTGTTTGCCGTAAGTGCGGGAACCCTTGCAAGGATGTCCCACGAAGTTGTTAGGTTACCCGTGGTTAAAACGCCCGGGAAGTCAATTGTGTAAAAACCTGTTGCTGCAACCCCTATTCCATTTATTGCCCCAGTTGAGAAAGTAACCGTTGGGTTTACGCCAATTGTGTTGTAGAAAGGAGTGGCCGTTACGGCACTTGATGTACCCGTTGGTATTGCAAAAATTCCAACCCACTCCTTGTAGCCTTTCTCTCCAGCAAATGAGTTAGCCACAACGCCAGTCAATGTAACAGCGGTCGTAAAGTTTACTGGAGAACTGGCAGGCTGATTCATTTCAACTCTGCGGGAAGACGAATTATCAAAGACTTGCGTCACATAGTCTTGGTTCACCAAAACCTCGCCAAGAGATACGATTTGTCCGTTTACGCTGGTAGGCGATCCAATGGATGTCAACCCAAAGGTTGACTTGACCGATGCCAATGTATTGTTGGCAATGCGTGAGTCTCCGTTCGTGAACACCAACAAAGTCTTCGTGGACTGCGTGGCATACGCATAAACCACTTGGTTCCTGTTGATGGCGCCTGGAGAGTCCGGCGTTCCGTTCGTATTTTGAAACGAAAAGTTAAAAAGTTGACTCATTAGAATCCGGGAATAATGGTTGTAAGAGGAATTGTGGTAGCCAAAACCAAATTATCTGGGGTGTCAAGGTAAATCTCGCTGACCACGCCTGCAACTCCTGCGTCAATAAAGCGACGGTCGTTTTCAATAACCCCTGCGGATTTCAGCTTTGAGAAAGCAAAGATGCAACCAGATGCACCGGATGTGGACGCATTCAATACCCGGTTGTTGCTCATAAAGCGAAGCAGGAAAGGAACAGACATCACCTTAATCGCGTTGCTAGTAGTAGCCACTGTGTTTAAGTCTGAAGGGGTACTCGTAATGGCAAACTCAAAGCACTTGTCCTTGAATACATACTGGACATTGGATGAACCCGATGCCGTTAAGTAGGCAATGGCGATGTGCTCCAAGTTAACGATAAATGTACCCGTTGCCGTAGAAATACCTGTAACTGGAGCATCGTACTTGCCAACACCGCTAACCGAGCTTGTAACCTGGGTGAGTGTACCCGAAACGCTCGTAAGGGTCGCGTAAGATCCCGTGGTGATGGTTGCTACCCGATCGGCACCAATCTGTGCATCGTAGAACTCTACGTACCGGTTGTTACCTCCCCCGGAGTAAGCCCACTTAAAGTCGTCAGAAGAAATAGCCGTCTCACGAAGGGAAACCGGAGTTCCTGTTGGAACATTCCCATTGCTGTTAATTACCTCGGTAAAGCGAATTGCACTTGCCATAATTTTGTTAGTTCTGCATCATTAACAATACGGCTTTGTGCTTTGTTCACTCCTCGTCTTCCCCAAAGACGTCGTCCAAGTCGTGATCAATCTCTATGATCGCCCCAACCATTGTGAGCAACTTGTCGCAAAACTCCTCGTCCTCCCAATCAATCATCCCAAAAAAGCATACAAAACCCAACTCATCAAAGTGCGACACCGTGAAAATCTTGTTCTTTTCGTCGTAATCGCTGATTTCGCCAAACTGAAAGATCGTGTACCGGTCGTCTTCGTGCTTTATGACCTTGTGCGTGGCACTCCGCCAATACCCCGGGCCATCCGCTTCGTCGCTCATCCAGGACGAATTTACATATTCAAAACCGTATGGCTCTAAAACTCTTCCCTCTATTGATTCATCTTTCATTGGTAAGTATTTTGTCTTTGTAGTCCCCCCTTGTAGTCATCAAGTTAAAGGCTTTTTCATAAAAAGCCAAGTCCTTTGACACAAGGTCTCTGTAAAGATAATAGTTTTTCTCTATAAAATACCTTGCATGATCGTACTTTATTTCCTCAAAATCCTTCCCGGACTCGTAGTAATCCTCCATCATCTCCACGATGATACCCGGATACGACATAACGATGTTCATGTTCATGCCCCTATAACCACCCTAGGGCTCAATAGTTTCGTTTGAACGCACCAAAGAGACCGTGCTTGAAACCAAATGCTTCCCCCTATCGCCAACAAAAGCCATGTTGTGGTTAATCAACCACTCCTTCCCGGACTTCACCATCCAGCCCTCGCCAACCAAACCCTTAACCGCCTTGTGGTACGAAGATCGATCAGGCTTCTTCCCCACAATAGGCTCTACCCACTCACAATACCCCTGAAACTCCACCTGAACCACCCTGGAACCACTCTTCAGCCTGGTCATAACGTACATAGCCAAGGCAATCTCCGATGGCTTTAGCCTAACCAAAGCCTCCAAACCGGGAATAAACATCTTTACAAACCTCGCCCTGTCCCATGCAGACCTCCCTAAAACACTAATACGCTCATCCGAAAGGAATTCCTCCCCCGTCTGAGTATCCACAAGCTGCCTCTTCCTTAAAAACTTTGCCATATCGTAAAAGTAACCCCTTTTTACCCCAAATGTTCCTACAAATGTGGTGAATTTGGCCACATTTTTGGTGAATTTGGCCACATTGTGAATTATATGTCAATAAAAAACGCTGTTTTTGATATCGCTAGGGCACTTTTTTAGTACCCCCCTAATTTCCCTCTATATAATAATATAGATATAGCACTCCCTATTCAAAATAGGGATCCCTGTGGATGGAGTTTGGAATTGTATGGATGGAATTTTGGAAATTGTATGGACGGAATTTTGGGCTTTACCCCCAATTTTTCTAGTTCAGTTTCAAAAATGAAAGTCGTCCCCCCCTATTCGTAACATTGAATAAACAATCCATTAGTCAATCTGTTGTTACAACAATATATTTAGTTTTTCTCTACTACATTTAGTGTATCATTTGTTAAAACAACAGGCACAATTAGGCAATGTTATAACAATGATTGATTTTTATTCCAAAAAAAATGATGACAAAAAAACAATGATGTGTTATATAACAATGCTATTGCTCGTCTAATGATACGATAAAATTGTAATCAATGTTATGAATAATTGCTACAATAAATTTATTGGATACAAAGGTGGTTGTGTTATAACATATTGTTTATCATAGCATTGTTACAACACATTATTTTTCTAATGACTAAAAATATATAAAACCTATTTTTATTTTTGAGCAAAAATAATGATGACTAACTCGCATTGTTATAACACATTATTTTGGTTAGCATTGTTATGAAAAGCAAAATCGTTCGTTCGGTAAGTGGTTGTGTTATAACAAAACCAATGATTGCACAGGATGTCTTGTTTTGTAACACAAGTTTTATCTCATCCGTGTAACACATCATTTATCTAATTGTGTAACACATCTTTTCATAACACATTTCTTACCAAATCCATATTGTTTTACAAATGGTTGTGTTATAACAAAACGACTTTGTACTGAGTCCAGGTGTATTCATAACACATTGTGATTTTTCATCTCATATTTTTATTTGAAAAACAGGATTACTCATAACACATCATTTTTGTAACAAATGATTTTATGTATGTGGCTGAATTTTATGTTGTTATAACAAAACGATACACCCTCCCCAAACCTCTAATGCAAAACAATGTGTTACGATACACCCAAAAATTACCAAAAGTTTTTTATTGCTACACTATTCTATAACATATTACACAATTATTAGTGCTTGTAAGTAATACGGAAAAAATAAATCATTGTTGTAACAACAAATTCACTATCGTGGGCATATAGCAAATCCAGGGTTTTGCTACATTTCATAACACATTCTACAAAAAGTCTACTATAGTATACCTTTGTTGATAGGCAATTTTCATAACACATTCTACATAAAGTCTACTATAGTATACTTTTAAAATCAAAAATAGGAAATCCATAACACATCTCACATCGTGTCGGTAAACTGTTAGCCAAAATGTCCCTTTATTGCATTGTATGGCTATTTGTAATATCAAATTTCTTTTGTATATTTGTATATCGTTAGTAAAGGTCGCAGGGATGCGTAATGTGTTACGACGATTCGTTCTCTGACATATTGAAAAACTAAATAACACAATGTGAGTAATGTTCTCACAAAAAAGTTGTGTTATGCTTTTTTCGGATTGGCTTTGGGTATGCATTCCCATAACAATGCATAAATCGGATATGTGCAAATCCTCATAACATTGCACAAAACCATAACACAAAATATATATTGTTATGAATAAGTCAGTTTTGAATGCCGTCGCTTTGTTTGTTGCTTTACCCTCGGTTCGTAACATCGTAAAATTTTCTGATGTTAAAAAGTTACTAACAGAACTCCGTAACATTAGGCACAATCGCTTCCTAAAATTAGTGGAATTGTCTAAATTGTGTTACGATTTCCGTGTCTATTTTAACTCTGCGGAATGTAAAGAGTTAAGGAAAAAAAAGAAAATTGATGTTACGATGGAAGATGTAATTAGTGTTACATTTAATATGGGTAAAGCCTATTTCTATCGTCTTGCTACTATGGGGAAATATGTTAAGAATAACCCCGAAAAAGTAGGTCAATTTATAACATTGAACGCAGAATCACCTACGGAATATGTTATGGATGCTACTACTTTTAATGATTTTTGTAGTGGCAAAACAAAGGATAACAAAGAGGCCGAACCAAAGGACGACGATAATTCGTCTAATGTTACGGACGCTTTGGAGTCTCACGATAGACAATTGGAACAACAACAAGAAGCAAGAGAGAATGAAGCCAAGGAGGTTGTGTTTAATATGTTATACAAAGGACAAGGTATAACAATATCCAAACATAATAAAGGCGGATATGTTACCGAACTACATAACATTGAACCAACCGAACTGCAAGAATTCTTGAAGAATGTAACTAATGTTATGCCTACCATCCTGTTGGATGCTAAAAGGCATCAGCCATTTGGCGTAACACATTACTTGGATACAAAGTCCAAAAAATGGATTACAGACTATGGTAACATTAAACTAACAAAACCTCAGCGTGAACTCGTAACACAAAGCATAAAAAATCACGCATAATGTGTTACAGACCCCTTGCGAAAGCAAGGGGTTTTTTTTTGCCCATACTTTCGTAACACAATACAAACTAATTGCCTTCATAACACATTGTTGTTCCCTGGCATTCCTTTGCAAAACTCGATCGAGTACAGAAAAAAAGTCACTATCACTATCATATGCGATGCGGTGCGATGCAGCGTAACAAAACAAAACCGGGAAAGTCTACTATAGTATACTTTTTGAATAAATCTCGCAAGGAGTGGCGAACCAATGCGATGCGTTCCGTTGAACAGTAAATGCTATTTGTCAAATGGGAAAACTTGCCTATCTTTGTATTATTGAATGCTACACCATAGAGATGCTATCAAAAAAGTCTACTATAGTATACTATTCATTTGGAATGCCGATGCCAATACCAAGTAGGCAAAAACAAAATCAACCACATATGTTTTATTTAGTTGACCATCCTTGCATAAAGGATAAAAGGCTTGCAGAAAATTATCTGCAAAGAGGCGAAACAAAGTACTTGAGGCAAAAGCCAAAGGCTTTGTTTGAGGCCATCCCAATGGTAGACCCTAAATGGGTTTCATCAAGGAAGGAGCGTAGGAAACACCGCTTCAGCAATCAGACATCAGAATTCATTCGTGTCTCTCAATGGTAAAAGTCTACTATAGTATACTAATTCACTAAACCAACTCAAAAACCATGTCAAATCAATCCCAAAGACCCCTCTACGAAATAGCCGCAGAAATTCGTAGAACTTGGCCTAACCCATATTTTGGTGCTGTGCCATACATTGATGCAATGCGTAGTCTGAATTCAGTTTATGACGACTACGGCCTTGACTCCGGAGACTCTATTGTCCTGTATTTCTTGAGCAATGCACAAAATTGGCGAGGCGATGATGCAAGGCGAATCAAAAAGGAACTCAACTCAATACTAAAAACTGAAAAGAGATGCCAAGTAGAGAAATCCTAAAGACCTTGTTTGTTGCCGCACTCGGCATCCTTGGTCTGTATGCATTAACACGAGCATTCCTATTCCTTACAACCCTTTATCCCTAAAACCATGAGCCTAAACAAAACAAGAGAGGCGATGATGGCCATATTGGCTAAATCCCTGCAGACCGAAGACCCAAATGACCGGCACAAACCCCTAATTCGTACCACGGAGGACTTTTGGGGCAAAGACATAACTGAGGCGTGGACGAACGGCATTTGGCTATGTGGAGAATGCGGATACACCTACAAGGGAGAAACTGCATTTGGATACTACAAAGAATCCAAAAAGTACCACGGAGGAACCCTTAGGTCGTTTATGAAACTGCTATCCAAACATGGGTGGCATGTAGAATGGTTTGACCCAGGCACAGTATTTATATTTCCAGAACTTCACCAAAACCCTTAAACAAAACCAAAAAAATCTATTATGTCGTTTTCATTCCTATCCAAGAAAACCTATGTCCAGAATTGGAGCATTACGGCTCCCGAAAAGAGGCATAGTGTAACCGTAAAGTGTGGTGGCGTAGACGTACCACACATCAAGCCCGAACGGATATCCCACATCATTGAGGAAATCTGCTATTGGCATAAATCAAGCCTAGTTCATCATTGGTTTGTGGGATACGTCCAAGGAGGACTTGACAACCAAGCCGAATACCACGTGACAAGAGACGAACTCGGGACCCTATTAAGGGAGTGCAGGGGCGCAATCGACGACAAGCAAACCGCAGAAATGTTGGAGAAAGTCCTCGCAGAGGAACCCGAAAACTGCGACTTCTATTATCAATCAATTGGCTAAACCACCTAAAACCCATCGCCATGTTAGAAATCAGCAAAGAATTCCAAGATTTTGTTGAAGTTAGAGTAATCATCCGTTTCTGCATTAATGTGAACGGCCATGAAATCTCGGGCAAATACACGAATGAGGACATCCCTGCATTCAATTGTTCATCGGTAGAATTTGACGACCCAAAACTCATGTACGAATCCTTCACACCCGAAGAGGTGGACGAAATCCAAGAATGGATAGAACACAATATCGAACTCCCTAAAATTTAACCATCAACCTAAAACCATCAATATGAAAACAACCTATGTAAAATCCCGCCAAATCACCTGTGTATCCGAGCCTTCAGCCTTTGTGAGGGTAAAGATAGAAAGCCCAGACGACGCCCAAAGATTCGCCCGACAATTCTACCATGAGGACATTGAACTCTACGAGTCCATGTTCATCATGATGCTGAATCGTGCCGGCATGGTCACATCCTACGCCAAGATATCCCAAGGTGGGACATCGGGAAC